GCTATTGCAATAATTTCACCGTCTTTTTTTCTAATGATATGCATTAATTCAGACCAAAACAAGGCAAGATATTGACATTACAATACCGACCATATTCTTCAAGTCCTACCATTGCCATCAGCATTAGTACTGGTACAACAGCAATCATTAAAACGATAACCAAGAATGCCCAACCTAAGCCTTTAGTTGTGCAGTATTGTGTCTGCTCACTCATCAGTCATATCCTTTAACATCATATTTATTTCGCCAACCCGGCCTTCAATTGCTTGAATTTTTGTTTTTATTTCACTAGTTGCTGTTACAAAAAGACCGCCTGCTACTAATAATAGAGCAATATAGATATATGTAAAATACTTACTCATGCTCACCGCCTGGCGCACGAGCACTGATCACATTGTCACGCACAATTTTATTAATTGATTCTGGATTGTTTTCTGCTTGACGGAATACTGTCGCTGTTAGTGTAATACCTGTAATTAAACAAATATGAAATACTGCACTAATGCCAAACGCCAAATAACTTCCTACCATTAGAGCAAAAATACCAGACCAAATAAAGAACAGACACTGAAAGATCATGTGTCCTACCATAGGGTCTAAATTTCGTAGTGGGGATTTTTCAACTGTCATTACGCTGTCCCACATATCTTTGGGAATTGAGGCGATTTCTGAAAGAGTAGTTGCCCATCCAATAGGCTTTGCTTTTTTCATAATAGTTCTCCGTGTGTGTTAAAAGTCAAACCCAGGATAGGGTTTGACAGTTGTACGTTTTTTATCTAATCATGTCGATCAATATTTATCTTATTTTGAAAATTTAATTCACATTCCTAATGCATCCATGTACATTTGAGTCATTGCATTCTCATTATCAATATCGTCACGATTGCGTTTACGAATTGAAATGATTTTACGCATTACCTTTACTTCATACCCAGATCCTTTTGCTTCAGAATAAACTTCTTTAACAGAATCCATGATATCTTTTTTCTCTTGTTCTAAACGCTCAATGCGTTCAATGAATGACCGCAGCTCATCCGCGGTTACTGAAGTTACTGTATTTTCTTGTGACATTAAATAGTCTCCTGCTGTTGTAAATTTTAAATCACCCATGCCGTTAACGGCTTCATATGTCTGCATCATTTATCCTCAGATTGTTCCATTCTCCAGGCGCTATATCCTACTACAGTTGTACTAACTCTTTTCATATAGCGTTCAATAATTGGCACCAGCTGTACGTGTGTATCTTCAAACCATTTAGCGACATGATAATCCACACCACCCCAACTTGTATCAGGGCGTTCAAATAAATCATTTGTGTCTTCATACATTCCTTTATTAATGGTATCCATATACACTGTAAAATCAGGTTCAAAACATTTCCGTAATTCATCCGTTGGGCAAACGAAGTCGGCGACGGCAATTTTGCCTGACATGGTAACTCCGTCTGAAATATACTTCATTCTTTGAGCTTGTAACAGTCTACCTGCAGGAGAGAAATCCCACGCGGTTTTATCATATCCTTCATAACGTGATCGCACGTCATCGGCGTTAACATGTACACCACCTAATAGGTTTGCCAATGGTTTTGCTAATGTACTTTTGCCACTTCCTGGCAAACCAAATATAAGTATCTTAGTCATCGTTTATTAACCTCATAAAACTTGATAAAAAGTATATTATTATATGTGCAAGCATAAAGCCGGCAAAGAAATCATATCCTAATTTATAGATACTGTATACCGACATTAAATATATAGCTGCTACTAATATTCTTAAAGAAATTACATCACTTGGTGGAGGTTCTATTTCTGTTTTATTTGTTTTAGAAATAAAAGCAGCAGCGCCAATCGTTTGGAGAAAGGCAAGATAACACATCATACCCATTACAATGTAAGTTGGCCATAAGATATTTTGATTTACGGACAATAAAGCACCAGCTTGCAGCATCGCATTTGACACTGCAAACGTATTATTCCTCGAGAACATTATTACATCCTTATAATTCCAAGTGGATCAACGAGAATTAAGATTAGGCCACCTAATAGTCCATAAAAGACTACTTCCACTGGTGTTAGGTTTTTAATATGGTTATGAATTTTCTTAAGCATCAGCCATCTCCGCCATTTCTACCGCAAGGTTAAGAGCATCAACTTTACGTTTTGCGTTTGCTCCAAACCATGCAGAATTCATCCGGCTATCAGTTGAACGACCTAATTCGTGGTCAGCCATATAAGTAACAGCATTGAACATTTGCCAAAATGAACCTTTTCTAAATTCTGCACCAGGTTGAGTTTCTACAACTTCAACAGCACGTTCGGCAGTAGGTGAAAGTTTTTTATCTTCTTTAGTAGACTCTCCAAAGATATTGCCAAAATATTTCTCAAGGTCGTTTTGACCGTATTGCTTTGAGCCAAGAAATTCAGCAGCTTCTTTGAATGTTGCAACTTTACGATGTGATAATCCAAGTAGTTCTTTTACACGATCCGCATCAAAGATAGAACGGTGATTTACACGAACGGCAGGTTGACCTGATTCAGCAAGAGCAACGGTTAATGTGTTATTACATACAACTCGTTCCATTACGAATTTAACATCAATTGCTTTACCATACTGATGCGGGTTTGAGAATAAAAGATAACCTTTTACTTCATCGCCACCAAACAGAGTAAAACTGTCCTGTACGTCGGCTAATGCCCATACAATGCGACCATCATTTAATGATCCTGCGGTATCCATTACCATATCACCTTTTGATACGAAATCTGCAAAGAATTCAAAGGCTTCTGAGTTCTGTACCGGGTTCCAACCAGGACCAACTTGAGTAAGGATTTTTCCGTCAGTTGAACGAATTAATGAATGCTGTCCAGTTAGAACATTGTCTCCGTTCCAACGAACAAACGACTCAACCTTTTTAACATCCCAGTCAAGTCCTGCTGCTTCCATCATTTCTTGCGGAGTCATATCGTCTCCGACTGGTGTACCTAAACCATGCCAAGGTAGACCTTTACTTGCGCGGTATGCCATTTGGGCTTGACCGTCGATCATTTCTAATTCATGTGCCATATCTGTTTTCCTTTTATCTGATATGATTATATATTATCTGATTCTAAAGAGAATGTCAATAGTTATTATGCAACTTTTTTCAAATTAATTTCAACTTCTTCAAATGCCATGATTTCTGTAGCTACAAACCATGTGTTGCCATCCCATACATAAGCATACTCAGCACCAGTATCATTAAAAGATTGTTTCAAAAAGTGCTTGATGTTTTCATATTCAATAGGAGCGTCAGAATTTACCGAGTTTATTTTTGACTCGAGGTAATCATCTGAAAGACTTGAAAGGTATCCACCTTTTGCTATGATTTCAGCATCGTATTGTGAGTTATAAGATTTTACGAGAGTTTTACCAACTCCATCTACATAGCCATCATAGTGACAATAGCTTGCGATTACAGAGTCATTTTTTGGATTGTAAATGCCGATGTTTGCTGAAGTACCCATAATATTTTTCCTTATATTCTATTAAACGTTGCGGATTGAAAAACCAAGAATTGTTGGTTTTTCAGAAAAACCAAGAACATTTTCAACGAAATCGTTACCACAGTCAAACCAAAAAGCTTCAACCAAGTCTTCACGAGCAGGAGTATCCATTTCTGAAACGTATTGTGAAAGACCTTCAGAGTCCGACTGACGAAAAAGAACAATTGCTTTATGAAAATCATCTGCGTCTGAATTATACAGATCAGCAAGATCAGCCTCCTGGGCAGCGTAACCACGAAAAGTTGCGACTAAAGAAGCAACATTGTCAAGAGGAGTTTCTGTCCAAAATTTTGCAGTTTGATTTTCCATTGTGATTCCTTTTCATTTGTTATATTAATAATATATCCTATTCTAAACGAAATGTCAATAGTTAAAATGAAAATAAAAAATTAATTATGAGTAATTATAATGTTCATCAAAAGTTCCGTATAACCTTAGCTTTACGTTCTTGATATGACTACACGCCGTACGAGGTTTCTTTTTACAGGTACAACTAAACCCTTCGTCATGCATTGTGACTGTTCCTTTACCATATGCCCATTGTGTACCAACAAGCCAATGGTTTTTTGTTTGGATAACATACGTTGGGAATATCATGATGCTTCAACAAGATCACGTTGCATCTGAATAATTTGTTCCATCTCAAGACGTTCTACTTTTTCTTCGTAGTCTTCAGCGATTGCAATAATCTCCCAAAGAATATCTTGACGGTCTTTACCGAATGTGTCACAACGACGAGCTAAGTTACGAAGCCGTTCTGCGAATACCATATAGTCAATCATGTATAGTTCCTTCCATTTATAGAACTATAATAACTGATTCTAAACGAAATGTCAATAAGAAATTAATGAACGGTTTCGTTTAACATTGGTATTGCATCTAACATTAAATGTGTATGATTACCGTATCCGCTTTTAATGAGATCAACCGCATGAATATACTTATCTTCGGAATTTATTGCCACTATTTTATAATCGCTTATCTCGGAACCTATAACTTCTGTTATAAATCTTTTAGCCAATTTTTTAGAGGCAAAGCTATACGCCTTTGGAAGGCCAAAAATATCATTCTTAGCCCATATTCCGTAACTATTAACTACTCCCAGAAAAAAACCGAGGTCTTCTTCAATGATTAGGTATCTCATCGTCTTCCTTGATAAAAAGATTAAAATGAATATCGGCAACTAAACTAACTATACGATGAATGTTATTCGCCGTCTTTGTTGGATAGCCATTTACTTTTATGATAGGAGCAGCTTTATCCCATTGCTCCATGTCAAAACAGTGGCACCCAAGAAAAATATGACTGTCAGTAATTATCACAGGATGGTCAAATCCTAAAACTACTTTTGGTGTAATTGTAACTTTTGCATCACCAAATAGCACAGTATCATATTTTAATTCTGCCGTTCCATTTATTTCTATATTATCTTCAAGAGTTACTTTTCCTGATATATGAGCGTTTCCTAATACTCTTACTTTATCAAGTATCTTGCAATTTTCAACTACCATTGCATTTCCACCTACCACCGCAGTTGGAGCAATGATACAACTATCATCTACGTGTGCGCTATTCGCAACAATCCCGCCTCCATTTTTATGGTGATGGGAAAGTACTAATCCGTTTCCGTCTTTAAAATCGTGTAAGAATTCTTTAGTCAAGCCGCGACCTCAAACCATTCAGGAATAGGACGTTTAGACCAAACCATTTTAAAGCGGTCTTGCTTAGTTTGATAATATTCTTGATATGATCTAATTGGATCATCAGGATGGATACATTGCGGTTCGTTTTTCATAGCTAATTTAAATTGTGTATATAAATTAGTCCATGGAATATTGGATGGTGCACGTTTCAAAACTTCTTGCAGTTTAGTTTGTGTAGCATGAATTTTATCATAACGAAATTGATACTCTTGACACAGCGCAATAAAATGTTTATAGTGCCATTCATAATTGGCGTTTGATTCCATAGTCCATACGGTGCAAGGATGATTATGGTGAACTGCTTTGTATAACTGTTCTTCTTTACTAGGATCTTTATGTACCCAGTAATTAATCATACGCTTGCCGGATTTACTAAGTCTTTTTTCCACGTAGCCGTCTAGCATACGATGTGCAGTAGATAACATTTGTGCTGACTCTACAATCATTTTAACAACATGCTTATCACACTGCAACTGGGCAGCAGTGACAGGATCTTTTGATAAAATAAAGATGTTCATAGTACCGTTCCTTTTTACTAATATATATATATTCTATCTGATTCTATATCAAATGTCAATCTTTTTCATTAAGTAATCGGTACTTTTTTCTGACTGATAAAAAGTGAGGTAAGTATTCGTATGTTGGTATTTTAAATACCTGAGGTTCTGAACCGTCTACGGTAATAAGTATTACACCTTGCTTAATAGGTACGCCAGTTCTTTCATAAAACGCAGCTGCATAAAAAGACGCCTGAATAAAGTAGTTTGTAATCCATTCTTCTTTCTTTGGTTTACGAGATGTCTTAAAATCAACGATAGATAGCTCGCCGTCAAACTCAGCAATGCAGTCAACCTGTCCTGCGCATTTTAGTCTATCAGAATATAAGAATTCTTCTTGAAACCATATATTATCCAAACGTTCATCTAAGATATTTTTTAAATCATTAAAAGAAGCGAGATTGGCAGGCATTACGCCTTTACTCCAATCCTCTACATTATCAAGATAATCTTCCGCGAGTTTATGAACTGCGGTACCTCGAGTTGCGGCTTGTCGAGAAATACGATTAGCCTCTTCTTCACCAACTCTTTTGCGCCAGGCAATAATACCTTCTTTACTTAAAATAGATAATACAGTTGTAATAGAAGGATATGCTTTGCCTTCTGGTGTAAAATATCTACGTCCACTTTTAGTATCTTTACGTGAGATTTTTGGGAGCACTACGCCATGCTCTACATGATTAAACATAATATAAAATTATCCGCCTATTGTTACTTTACTTGATCCTGATGAAATTATGCCAGCGTCACAACCATCGTTTTTTCTTGCGGCTGCAACACCGCCAATTGTTACTTTACTTGACCCTTCGTTTATAGGCGCAGTATGAGGATCACAAGGAGGATCTGGTGGAAAAGCGTGAGAGACTGTTTCATCTCCAACCACAAGTGCGTTTTCGCCTTCAATATTTACCTTATGGTCCGCAGCAGCAAGAGTTGTAGTAGCTGCGCATCCATGTCCTGTGTCAACATCATCTCCAACTCTTGCTGCTTCTGGCATTTAGGCCACCTCTAATAGTTGTTCTTTCGCCATTATATATTCTTTTACTAAACCTGAACGCACAATATCATTTACTGTAAAGTCTATTACTGCAAAAGACGGTATGTTCTTTAATACTCTTAAAAAGTCGTGCAAACCTGTAACATCTGCTCTATTTCGAGATTGTTGAAGATCATCTTGTTTTGTATCTCCGCAGAAAATAATCTTAGATGATTCTCCGACTCTCGTGATAATACTATCAAGTTCATGGTATGTCATTGATTGGCATTCATCTACAATAATGACTGCGTTATCAAATGTGAGTCCTCTTACAAATGATGATGTTTTGAACTCAATCATACCTTCTGTTTTTAAAACTTGATATGCATCTTTTCTTCCAAATAGATCATTGGTAATGTCAGTGTATGGTGCTTCAAACACTGCCTCTTTCTGTGCCTGAGAACCTGGCATAAAACCTTGTTCTCTTGTCTGAACTGCAGATCTAATTATGACGACCTTTTCATACTCCCCTTTCTGTAGTACATCATTTAACGCCAAATAAGTGGCGCACATTGTTTTACCTGTACCTGCTGTTCCGATGGCCGCTAGATTTTTTCCCTTACGATAAGACTCAAACAACTTTACCTGGGATCGTGTTAGTGGTAATATCTTTCGCATCGAAAACTTTGAATTTAAGATATCTACCATGTGATCCATTTCTCTTTGTTGTTTGAGTCTTTCCTTACGAGATAGTCTACGCTGTTTTTGTGCCATGAAACCTCCTTAGACCCCTAACGGAGTTAGAAGTCATTTATTGTGTTATCTTTATGAACTTTTGCTTTTTTCAACACATCACGAAAGCCCGCATCAGGTTTACGTACACCAATGCGTACCGAGTCAACAATTCCCGGGAATTTATTAAATATCTGTTTTATATGAGGGTTGTCTAACAGGTACGTCTCACGTTCGGACATACTCATTGTTTCATCAAATTGTTCATTTGTTTTGGTATTTTCAAAACTATAATTAGGCAAGTAAGTCTCCTTTAAAAAAAATATAGGCGACCTCGCAGACCGCCTATCCATAAATGTATGACCTGCTGATAACTGTATTTATACAATCAGCTCATATATTTCTTTCCAATTTTTAACATTTGTTACATCGGTATAAGAAAAATCTTTATTATGTTCATGTTCGATTAATAATGAGTTTAGACCAAGATCTGATCCAACGACCGCGTTCTCAGGTTTATCTTCAACCCAGAAACAGCCTGTATTTGCATAAGGTAACAATGCGTCGTATTTATCACCACCACATTCAAGACAGATAACTTCCTCAAAAACTTTTTTACCAAAAATAGCTTCAAGGTTCTTTTTACGCAGTTTTCCTGCGTACTTATCTGTTGATAATGATGTGATGCAATGAAATACAAAGCCATGATCCTCGTGTAACTTACGTACGTATTTTACGGCATCTCTGAATGGAGTTAACCAACCGATAGCTGCTGAACAATTGAAGTATTCACACATCATTTTGGCTTGATCGTATGACATGTTAAATGTTTTACCCATGTCATATTCGCCGTCTACGATTGGATGATGATCGCGGGCTGCCATCCATTTATAGAATGAGTACTGCCAGTCGAGTAATACGCCATCGCAGTCTACGAGAATTAGTTTTTCATTTATTTTCATTATATATCCTTTATATTGTAATTATACAATATACTGATTCTATGAGAATGTCAACTACTTTCTCTTATTCATTTCTATAAATGTACTAAATTTTTCTTTAGCTTTATGGCGCCTTTGCTGGCGGATTTGCTGGCGGATTTTCTTTTTCTTTTTATCTTTGCGACGGCTATCATCATTACCGTCTTCCCATTCGTCGTCGTATGATTCTCGAAACCTCTTAAATGACTTTGCCATCTTCTTTCTCTTTTACCTCTACATTTGCTATGTTTTCTATGAGATCTGGAAAAGCAGCTTGCACTTGCTTTAATGATAAACCTTTAAGCGGTTTTTGTTCAATCATTTTGCAAAGTAATTCTGCATCATTATTATCAATGTCTTCAAGTAAACTTATAAAAAGATTTTCACGTTTTACCTGATTTAAATTATCATATCCACCGCCTTTAATGAATATTCGTAATCGGCGTGTTTCCTTAAATAGCATTCCTTCAACACCAACATAAGAATTCTTTTTCCATGGTGGTTCTGATTTTGGAATTAAAAACTCAATACTTTTGTCATAAGTATATCTTAAAATTGTTCTAAGAGGAATTGTATCATTCGTCTGTAGCCAATCAATCTTTTCTTGTTTTGTTTTTAATTCACATGCTTTATTAATTATTTCAGATAATGATAGTAGCATTTAAAAGTCCTGTATATCAGTAATTAAGTTTCTTAACCTCTTTTCAACAAAAAAGTTAAATAAGTTAGAACGGTCAACGTTCTTTTCTGCATCGTATTCTTGAATAATAATATCTTTATATTTTTGAGGTACAAGCTCGAGGTCAATCATAAGTTTATTTCTTTCAAAACGAATTTGTGTTTGGGTATCCATAGAAGAAGGATCTTCGGTAAATTCAAATATTCGTTTTTGCGTCATTGGTCTTTGTCTTTCTCCAACGGCAAGACAGTTATCGGCTGAAAGAATATTTGGAACGCCATCACCAGCGTCTCCTTTTAGAATATGCTCACGCAAGTATTTATCAGGATCGGAATTTTTAATCCATTTTTTACGAACCGGATCAAATTGACTTACATTAGCATAACGATGTAATTGAATAAAGTCTTTGTCACCAGACAAGATTAGAAATGGTTCTGAACCTATATTTAGTTCTGTACCATACTTGTGGATTACTGTGCCAATAATATCATCAGCTTCACAGTGCTCTATGTGAATTACTTTATATGGAAATACTTCGTGAAGTTCTGTACGAATTTTTCCAATTATATTAAATAGGTGGTTCCAATCCAATTCAGACGCATCACGTGATTTTTTACGATTACCTTTATAATAAGGATACGCTTCACGACGCCATGTATTTTTGCCATCAGCGCAAATTACGATCTCGCCAAAGTCCTTGTGGAACTTTTTACGATTTGCTCGAATTGAGTTAAGGAACATGTGACGCAACAAATTTTCGTCTACGTCAATGTTTGTGTGATTTCCAATCCCTGCGAACAAGGATGCTAGCATCACTTGATTAAAATCTATCAAAATAGCCATTATGTTTCTCTTTTATTTACATTAGTTATAAAACCATTTTATTCTATAATCTCTGAAATGTCAACTGATTCTTTATCTAATTCTTCCTCTTCTATAAAATCTTTTGCCAACTCTTGAAGCGGATGGTCAATACCATGAGCTTGAAGGTGTAATGATTTAATAGATTCAAGTAAAAGTATTATAGATGGATAGTACTTATCAGGTTGTTCTTCGAACCTGCAACCAGATCTGACCATTTCTATTATTACTATATTCCATAATTGTTCCGCAACATCATCCGAAAATCCTCGCCGATATTCTTCTAATTTTTCAGCAAGTTCTTCTGGTGATTGCGGTGGTGCACCTAATTTTGTTTTAGGAAACTTTATGATGTTATCCATTAGTTAAACGCCTTAGTAAGTTATTCCATGAGTTTGTGAAATTATTTATACTGTTTCTAGGCAAAGTACACCTTTCGTTATTCATCATTGTATTAAAAAGATCAGGATCTAATTTCTGTGCATCAAGTAAATTCTTAACCACGGCATATGCCATATTAGCATGATTATTTGCTACCTCAGTATAATCATACATAACAGTAGCACCAGAAGAAGTTTCAGGTAAAGCTGCATAGCTCGGATGGATAACAAGCACTCCTGAGCGTATGGCTTCTATCATAGCAATACATGACGTTTCAGGCCAAATTGACGGGAATAGAAAGATATGTGATTTTTCTAAACATTCTAATACTTCTTCATTACTCTTAGCGCCATGATACGTTATATTTGGATGGTTTTCAAGGTTCTTAAATAATTGACTATATGTTTCATCGCGTTTTGGCCATCCGTATATTTCAAAAGAAGAATAAACGTCAAGATGAATATTGTCAAATTGTTGTGATAAAGCATCAAAGATTGGATACACGAGTTCTAAACCACGATGCGGTGTTGTATGATATACGAAACGAATTTGATCTGTATCCTTTTTACCACCGCTGTATTCTAATTCAATAGCGTTATGGATTACAGTACACCTTGAATATGGAATTCCATAAATGAGTATATATTGATCTCTTTGCCAATATGATACAAATACAAAATGGTCAAACTTTTCCCATCCGTTATCTTTTAAGATTTTGTTTTCAGGATCTAACGCCAAATCATGACAGTACATAATATTCTTTACATCATCATACATTTCGCGAGGTCTTGAAAAATGAATAGCACAACTTTCTAAAAGTTCTTCGTCGACATTTTCAACAAGGCGCGTACGCATCATTTCAGTTCCACCTTTTGATTTTTTAGATAGATCTGTGTTGAGTATTTTACCTTTATATACGCAGCTCATAGATTACTACTCACCTCAAAAGATTTTAATGAATCCCAGCGAAACGATCGCCAGCCTGGTGCTTTAACATCATACACCGCCAATACATCGGGATTTGGTTTTTTCTTTTGGATTGCTTCCTCAACGTCAATTTGTTTTGGTAACATATTTTCATTGAGTGTGGCAAACATGACTCTTTCGTCACCGTTTACTTTCGTGAATACTATTTTGCCGATAGTGTTTTTCAGATCCTCAATGATCTGATCTTTATTCAATTCTGTCATAATATAATCTCCAAGTTTATAATTTTATAAGATTTAAATCCCTCAGTATTTTATAGCTTATATCAGAAACTTCAGCTTGTGGATCTAATCTTAACAATGCTATAAATTTATCTACAAATATGAGTTCTTTATCGTGGGTTGATGCTATAGATAAAGACTCAAAATAAGTTTCTAAATCATAAGGGTTTTCACAAAAAACTCTAGACTTCGATCTTCCTTTTTGCTTGTGCTTGTTCATTGTATTCCTTTTCATATATATCTTTTAATGATTCATGAAAAGCTCCGATAGATCCATTGTTGTGAATTCTATATGTTCTTACATTGAATTTACGAGGTAAAACATATTTCTTTTCAATACGTGTTTCGTGAGAATTTACATATTGATGAACAATGTTTCCGTCGAAATAGCGTCTTGAGTCTGTAGAATAATCGCATCCTTCGCGAGTAAGTTGGACCAAAACGAAATTATCGGAACCAATTCTATTTATAACTGGAACGAGTTCATCAATAAATCCGCCATCCGAGATACAATAATCTTTATCATCTTCAATTTCGTTTGCAACTTGTTTTCCAAAAAAGTCTAATCCCTTTTTTGGTTTAATCACCTGTTCTGAAACATATATCATTGCTTCACGGCAAGACATATGACCAAGATCCATATGAGGAAGTTCTTTAACGGAACGATCATCATATCTTTCCATAAACCATTCATAATCGCATCCAAAGTATTTGCATGTTTCTTTATATAATTGGTATTTAAACGAAAGATGTTTCCAACCTTTTGCTTTAAAGTAGTCGGCTGCAGCATCTTTACCTGAACGAGGAGGACCATTAAATAATACGATCATTAAAAATTATCCGACACAATATTTAAAATTTCTTCAGAGAATGCATCATCCCATTCCTCAGGTGTAATACCTGATAAAATAAATTGAAAGTCTTTGCTGTTGATATAAGGCATTAACTCTTCAATTCCACCAAGACCTTTTTCCCAGGCCGCGTAATCATCAGGATTAACAGGAATGTCCATTGAACGAATAATTCCTGTGATAACACTTTTGCGTTTAATAATCATACTGATTCTCCATAAATTCTTTATATGTATCTAGTATAAACTATTCTATCAAGAATGTCAACCTTTTAACATGGCTTCTGTGTATTTTTGCTTGAACGATTCCGTTATAGTAATCTTCACGCAATAATACGTCTCGGAGCATTTGCTCCCGAAGCTCAAGATAGCCAAGTTCACCTTTTTTAAAACAAAGATGTAATATTTCCCTGTGGAAGTTGTCAGCTCCTTTTTCTTCAACCATTTGCTTAACTTCTTCGGAAGAACCGTAATAGGTTTTCCAATCAGACTCAACGATCTTTGTCCTGCGACGTGTTTTTCCTTTGAGAGGTTTAAGCTTCCGTTTAGACTTAAGTAGCTTTTTGCCAACGTACTTTTTTCCGTTGTCCTGGTCTGTGATAAGATACACAAACCCAATATATTCACCAATGTCTTCAGACGTGAATTCTTTTCCATTGTAAAACCACATAATAACCCCATAGTAATAGGATTATTTATCATCAAATATAGTGCTCCATTTTCTTAGCTTCATTTCTTTAAAATCAGCCCTTTCCAATAAATCTTCTTCTTTGATAATACCATTGGATACCAACAATTCTAACATGCACAAAACATCGCCTGCTTCTTCAATAAGTTTTTCATGAAACTTACTATTACGCGCGTCTATTGGATTATCATGCTTACGCATAATTTTCATGCATACCTGAGTTAGCTCACCACACTCCTCAGCAGTAATTGTCATGAGCTGCTGAAATTTATTAATAGGAGAAAAGAATTTATCAGTATCTCGTAAAGGAGTATACTTATATTCAGTCATCTGATATTTCTTCCTCTTCTTCAAAACGAACAAATGCTTTGAGAGTTTTACCATCATCCTGCAGTTGAAACTTTATTTCTTCAATATTGTACTTTGTGTATGCACGACCTTTATTATCTATAACTTCAAACCTAGTAACACCTTTACCAAACATAATGTACTCATCATCAATAATCATATCAGTTTTAAGTTTCATTTATAAGGATCCTTTACTTTATAAGACGAATCAATATTTGTGTTTTGATTCTTTTTCAAATCTTTTACACCAAGAGTATGCATAAAGGTAGGATCTGCCATTAGTATATCAATGACTTTCTCCCAGTCTTGTACTTTATCTTCAAGACGTTTAACTCTACGGTCAAGTTGATAGTCTGACATACTATCTCCTCATCGACGCAGCGTCAACAGCCGCCTGTTTGTTATCTTTACGAATAGGCATCAGATTAGATTTATGTGTGGTTACAATCCCAGCAATCTCATTACCAGTATATACTTTACGTTCCTTCGCGACTCCATTGCCAGCGACGATATCAGAGGTCATACGAGGCCCTGTATTATAATTGGGTAGCTCATAACGATGTTCTGACTTCTTGCCAGTGTACCCCACACGGGCTAGAAAAGCCTCGTATTCAGCCTCGGCGGCAAGCAGCCGTTTACTCTTGTTTTTACGTTTTTTACTATTGCCGTGGACTTGAACTCCACGTATCATATGCATAGACAATTTTTACACCTCCACTATCATAGTTTTAATTTCTTCCTCATCAAAACCGTGACCTGCACCAAGTACTTGTTCGGTCAATTCTTGAATCATATCAAAACTTTCAGATGCAAATGTGTAAAGAGGATTTCCTCCTGCAGGACCTTCTTCAATCCTTAGCATTACACGGCAACCATGTTCAGTTGCAAATTGCAGGACTTCTTCATGTTTAGCTTCGTAAGAGATATCAAGTTCAACTGTGTATGTCATAATATATTCCTTTTCATTTGTATAACCATAATAACTGATTCTAAACCAAATGTCAATAGTTAATTTTATCTTTTAAGTTCAAGATCTGGTTTTTGGCCAGTATAGATAAGCATATAATATTGAACCTTATCTAAATCGGTTAACTTTTCTTCCAGGTAATCACATACGCTTAATATGTCTGAAGCATCAATGCTGTTCTTTCTAAAATCCAAGTCAAGGGCTTCAGTAAGAGTAGTAGCATGCTTACGCATTATTTCAATTAAATATTCTTCGTATGGTGATGGTTTAACCATTTAGAATAATTCCTGTCCAAAGTTCCCACCTAAGGTATTTTCAATTTCTGATGCAAATTGATTATATCCACCAATGTATCTTTCATGCCAAAAAATTTGCGGTACTGTTTTAGCATCAGGAACTTGTTCAAACATTTCTGTCCGATATGTCTCATATGTAGTATTTTTATATGTGTATTCTAAAGAATGCCTTTTTGCCATACTGACCGCTTGTTTGCACCAATAACAGTCGTCTTTTCCGTATATCGTAATCATTTTTCAGATCTCCAGTCTCTAATGTGTTTAATCTTTTGATCTTTAGGCCAAGATCTTAGATAAGCATTTTCTTTGTCAAACCGAATAAGTACTTCTTCTTCACTTTCTTCCAAAACATCAATAAGTGTCTCTCCTAAATGTTCTTGTGAAAATTCTTCCACTTCATGCATAATAACAGAATCAAGAGCCCATTCAGGTTTAACGTTTCCGTTTTCATCTTTTAAATCTTCAACAGGGATAACATATCTCATGCGGTGTTGTGATATCGCCGTTACTACATAATACTTATTCATTTAAATATTCCTCTTAAAAGTGCCCAAAGAAACAGCAAAGGAAGGAAACATATTAGCATCAGCGCAGCTAACCAAAAGTGCTCTATAAAAACAGTAAATAGGCCTTTTGCAAAAAGTGCAAATAATACTAAAATTATTATTAATAGAATTATCTCTTCCATGATCATTTCTTTATATAAAACTTTTCATAAATCCATTTTACCTTTCGGAGCTCTGGGTGCTTATGTATCCATTGTCCTGTAGACGCATCAAAGTACTTCTTAAAAAAATTATCTATTTTTCTATTACCTGTGCTCACTGTAAGATCTACTAATTTGCATTGTTCATCAAACTCAGCGTCTGATATTATTGACTCGTTCTTTACTTCGTATGCGTAAGCTGCTACAGACAGTAAGATCCTACGCCGTATTTCCTGTTCTTTTTTAGTACCCCAGGCGGCGGGTTGCTCTTCTGGTGTATCGTCTATAAAAAATGATTCTAACATAATTATAATATATCACAATTTACTTAGAATGTAAACAAAATAAATATATTATGTTGTTGGCTTATTATCTATCCAAGAATAACATTCTAACTTTCTTGGTTCGTAATCTGCGTAAACTGTTTGAAAAAATTTAGAATTAAGTAGATATGCGGCGGCTTCCATACATTTTAGCTCTGTTTTGTATATTTTATCATTACTAAGTATTGTACAATTATCATTAGATGATGGTTGATCCATTAAACATATCATAAGAAGTGCAGTATACATGAGGGTACCTAAATGTTGAGATTTAAATTATTATTTATTGTGTGTGTATTGCTACAAGCGTGTACAGATTTAAATTATATGATAGAACAATCTAGAGAAAGTGATATCATATCATATGCAGACAAATATGTCGGCATGAATGAAAACCAGGACAATGGAGAATTAAGAAAATTACTTAAAGTTAATCCCGCTTACATGGAATGGTGTGCAGCTTTTGTAAATGCAATTCTTCATTCTCAAAATATTATCGGTTCTGAATTCTATGTAGAAAATCCTTACATGGCCAGAAGCTTTTTAAAGTGGGGAGAAGAAACTGATAATCCTCTTCCCGGTGACATTGTAGTATTTCCAAGAGGTGAACCTTGGGAGGGTCACGTTGGGTTTTTCGTAGCATCTTATGAAGAAAACAATATAGAGTACTATATCATCCTTGGTGGAAATCAAAACGATATGGTATCTTACAAAAAGTTTGAAGCAAGTACCGCGATATCCGTAAGAAGACGAACTTTATAAAAAAAATGAGAGGATAGCCGAAACTACCCTCTCCTCTTTGTGACACCCATTGTTTATCCGAGTCTAACTCAGCGATAGGTAGGCGGCAATACTGCCTTGGGATTTGCCTATTATGCCGCAAGACGCCAGTCATGCGAAAAGCCAACAAAACCGATTGGAGCAACTACAATACATTGACCTTCTTCGTCAACGAGTACATCGCCAACAGAGATAGAATGCATTTGGCTCAAACGTTCAATACTTTCTTCAGGTCCCATGTTACCGATATGAAATACTTCATTTGCTGAAGCAGCTTCAATATTTGCCACATGGGTGTAGTAGTTGTTTACTACGAAAGCATCGTATGCCAATCCACCGATCTTATGTCCTGCGAAATCCATTTCCATGTCAATCTTTGCTTTTTTGGCAGGAACTGACTCAAAGCTTTGAGTTTCGTTAATTCTGTCAATTTGAGCATCTGTGAGACGGATTTGATAGATTGCGTATTTCATAAGATTGATTCCTTTTTGTTTACCTTATAGAATCAATCTATACTATTCTAAGCCAAATGTCAATAGAAAAATGTTATGAATTAGATTTTTTTTCACTATTTTTTGGCATAATAAAAGAATCTTTTTCAGGATCAAATCCTGGGTTTTCAGCAATTAGCTTTGCCCTTTTTAGTTCGTATTCTCTCCACATTTCAGGAGTAAAATCCGGCTCAAAGGTTAGCTCAGCCATGCAATTCTTTTTCCTTCATTGACTCGACGAGTATGCTCTTCATCTGAACCAGGATATCTCCAACCCCATATAGCTACAAGGACCATAAACGATCCTGACCAAATAATGGCATTAAGATTACCCGTTGTAAACCACAATACTAAGAGGGATGTACACATGGTTATAACCATAAGGTATTTTGCTTTTGTTGGAAAAATCCTTTTTTCCTGCCACCCAATTAAAAACGGTCCAAACCTTGGATGACTATAAATCCACTTATGCATTCTTTCACTTGATTTCGCAAAACATATTGCTGCGAGAACCGTAGGTGTACTCCAAGGAATACCAGGAAGTATGACACCGGCATATGCCACTCCTAATAATAGTATTCCTAAAGTAAACCATAATGCTTTTCTTATTCCCATAATTCCCTGCTTTCTTTAACCGACTCAGGAGTTGAGTTTGTAAGTTCAGCAATTCTACGATATGCCGTATACTTTTCTTTAATTTCTTCTGTTAGTTGACGTTTTAATATTGCAATCTCATCAGCTTGTGCTAAAACCATTCTTCTATACGTTTCAGCTTCAGTAGAATCATTTAACGGCATATCGTTATCACCTTCCTATATTTATAAGGTACTTCCCATATCGTAAAAAACATGGCCGCCGTACCTTCCGACCATTTCGTATTTCTTTGCCCACGACGGGTTAACGTGGTAAGCATGATAGTGTGTGGCTGATATACCAATAAAACTAATACTTTTATCAATTAAACCAGCAGCAATTTCGTGTGCTTGATACCACAATTTTTTATCATAAGGCTTATCAGAACGACCATCACAATACCAAGAGAATTGGCAAAGATGACGTTTAGGATTTCCTCTCCTATCCATTCTTGCTTGATATACAACACCACATACGGTATTTGGAAAGTGTTTATTAGCAACTCGATTAAGAGTAACCTCTCCCACCATTTGCATTGCGTCGTATCCTTCTCCGCGCGCTTCATGATACATATTCATTGCTAACGCATGAACTTGATCTTCTTCACCACACGCGGCTGAAGAAACGGTTGCACTCAACGCGGCAATTGCCGCTACACATAATATATTTTTCACTGCTCTCATCCTTAGTTTTTATATTATCTTTTTAATATAAACTGATTCTAAAAGAATGTCAACTATTTTTTTACGCTTCACAGGCCGCGCATTCTGAAGACATAACTCGCTTACGAGTAAGTGATTGTGCTGCAGACATTGAATAGCTATAATATAAACTTTTTACACCAAGATCGTGTGCATATAGGTATAGCTGATTGATTTCTCTCACTGTCATATCAGGATCTAACATAAGGTTAAGACTCTGACCTTGGTCAACATAACGCTGCCGTGTAGCAGCCTGGTCCACAATCGAGTATGGATTAATTTCAGAAAAAGTTTTAAATACTTCTTTTTCTTCCTGTGTTAAGAATTCAAGATGTTGTACAGATCCATCTCGGTTCTTAATTGATTCCCATACATCTGGTGTATCTTGTTTCTTTTTCTTTAATAGTTTACTTAAATAAGGGTTCTTGATTGTAACTTTCATTTTTGCGAGATCTTTAACATAGCAATTTGAAAACTCCGGTTCAATAGACTGTGATACTTGTCCTAGGATAAAACTTGAAGATTTCGTTGGTGCGATTGCCATTGTAGTTGTATTACGCATTCCATATCCTTTTAACAGATCAGGCTCACCAAAAGTTTTTGCCATCTGACTTGATGCGGCATGTGTTCTATCACGAAATGTTTTTGCAATTTCAAGGTTCTTCTGTGCAGCGTCTTTTGTTTCAAAACCAATCATTTTTGATTGTAGATAAGAATGCCATCCTAATACACCAGCACCAAGCGCCCGGTGATTTTTCGCAAAGTTACGTGCTCTTTTAATATATTCTTGACCTTCCGTTTTACGAATAAATTCCTCACATACTGTATCAAGGAATATAGCCAAAGTTTCAATAGCATCAGTTTCTACAATTTCATCCCAATGTAATAAATTCAGCGAGGATAGTACACAGGTAAAGGTTTCATCAACACTAGATGGCAATGCGATTTCTGCACACATATTTGATGCATGAATGTCGAGTTCTTTGTCTTTATATACTTGCGGTTTATTGCCGTTTACATTATCTTTGTATAGGATATAAGGAAATCCAATTTCAGAACGACGTTGTAATACCTTGGCCCAAAGGCGTCTCTTTTCAGGATCACCATCTTTCATATCGCTAATAAATTTGTCTGATACTGTTATACCAGTTGTAAGGCCTTGAATAGGATTTCCCTCTGTGCCTATATCTAAAAACTCGTCAGCGTCTGGATGTTCAATATCTTGGTATGCTGCGAAGAAGCCACGACGGACTGAACCTTGTGATACAACCGATGCAAGAGTATCATACATTTGCATAAAGTGCACAGAGCCTGAAGATTCACCTTGATCTTTAATTGCGGCACCACGGCCACGTACTGCACCAAAGTAACCTGACGTACCGCCACCGTTTTTCATTAACATTCCGTTTTCGGCATGACCATATAAAATAGATTCCATATTATCATCAACAAAAGATCCAAAACAGGAAACAGGCAATCCACGGTCTTTGCCGTAGTTTGCCCATACAGGAGATGCTAATGAATAATATCCTCGTGACATATATTCATAAAACTTATCAGCAAAACCTTTTGATAAAGAATTGTCTTTATCGTTGCCCATATCTTTAAGATACCATTCAGCTTTATTTGCGATTTCACGGATACGACCCTCTGGCTTTTCCCCTTCACTTAAATAACCTCTTGATAAAAATGTGCGGGAGTCATCGTTTAGCCAATAAAATTGTTTCATTTCTTTTCCTTTTTTTAAAATAAATTATAACCTAAAAAAGGTCATCTTCCGTGAAAGCTTTAGTCTTTTTAGAATATGCTGTACTGCGTTTAACAAAGAAGTCAATATTCTTTGTACTGAGGATTTCCTCAACAAACCAATCAGTGCTCTGTACTGCTTTTTCATCAACTTCATATAAAGGTTTCATTTCAATAGCTTTAAGTGATTGATTAAAACGATGTTTAAGGAATTCTTTAACTGTTGCTTTTGGCAAAAAGTCTAAATCAGAATCGCCGTAAATCCAATCAACGATAGCAGACTCAGCCTTCAAGGCATCACGACAAAGTCTATTCACTTCATTAATTGTGTCTTTATCAAACCACTCGGGGTTTTCTTCGCGGATAATGTTTACAAGCTCAAATCCGAAACGAGCGTGGATATCTTCTTCTTTTGACGTTGCTTCAACTGCATTAGAAATGCCTTTGAGTACGTTCTTGTGTTTATTAAACGCCATCATAATTAGGAACTGACTAAACAGTGATACGTTTTCAACAAACATTGAGAATAGAATAATTTTATGGAAATAATCTTTATCATCAACAGGTGCAGCAATTGACTGCTCAAGATAAGCAATACGCTTTTTCATTGCAGGCACTTCAACAACTTTTGCAAACTCTTCATTGAGTCCCATAATCTCAATAAGGTTTGAATACGCATCGGCATGACGAACTTCAGACTCGCCAAAGGTTACACCAACAGCTTGTACTTCTGGCTTTGGAAACTTATCACCAATTTTTGACCAAAACGTTTTAACCGCAACTTCAATCTGCGAAATAGCCAACATTGCTTTCTTTACAATATCAACTTCCTCGGGTGTCATACGAACTTTCATATCTTGAATATCAGAAGAATAATTGAATTCCGTATGTACCCAATAGGAATGACGAATGGCGTCAGTAAACTCAACTACCTGAGGATATTCATATGGCTTAAGGTTTGTTCTTTTACGAAAGATATTTGGTTGGTTATTAAAACGGAACAGAATATACTCACGGGCAAGGTCGTGTAATCCCATGTCCATAATTACGTTTTCAACAGTCTTATGAACAGAGTCGACACTTACCGCTACATCAACGAACTCTTTATTTAGTTCTTGGGTTACATCATTACTTATTTCTTCTGCTAATTTTTTACTTTTTATACCTATTGATTTCATTGCTCCTGCAACGGCATTTTGGATTTTTAATTCATTATATTCTTCTGTAGTACCGTCTCTTTTCAATACGTATCTAACGTGATATTGCGCAATAGGTTTTACCAAGGGATGTTCTCCGTGTATTACACCATTCGTGTATTGGGTAGTTTCTACTTCAGCAAGATTACTCTCAAGCATGTGTATAACCTTTCTTTTTAAGTGAATAAACCACACTACCACTCAAATGAATGGTATATGTTGTATTTGCTTAGGATTATTTTACCATATATGATAATATGTTGTGGGAATATTTATAATCTTCTAACTGTGACTAGCACATAAAATATACTTTTTTTTACAATTTTTTATACCGCCATATCCATCTTTATTTCAGGGTGGTACTGATAATCCTTTAATGTAAACAACGCGGAGTCTTCTTTCTTAAAGATAGATGCAAGTCTATCCACTAAGTTAAATGAATCGTCAATGTGTAGGGTTGGTAAAGAATACGGTTCACGGTCTAGCATAATTGCCATGTCAGCTAAATGATTAACGTATATATGAGCATCTCCTATTGTATGAACATATTCACCAACACCAAGATCACATTCCCGTGCAATGATGTGTGTAAGTAGCGCATAAGACGCAATATTAAATGGTACGCCTAGGCCAACATCCGCGGATCTTTGGTACAGCTGACAACTTAATTTTCCTTTTCTAACTACAAACTGAGCCATTACATGACAAGGTGGTAAGGTCATATGTTGTAGCACCATAGGGTTCCAAGCTGACATTATAATCCGTCTTGAGTCTGGGTTATTTTTAATGGTGTTTATGACATTTGCAACTTGATCCACGCCTCTAGGGTCGTCCTGGAAGTAGGAAAACTTTCTCCATTGAGATCCATACACAGGGCCTAGTTCCTTGATGTATTCGTCATTGTAGTGCCCTAGATCAAGTCCTTGTTTATTTGCATTTGCGGTCCAAATGGTTGTTTTGTTTAATAAATCTTCTCTATCTTTACCATATGTAAGTTCTGCTAACCTACGTTCGTCCGTACTACCTTCAAGAAACCAAAGTAATTCTCCAACCACAGATTTCCACGCCAATCTTTTTGATGTAACTGCAGGAAACCCGTCTTCAAGATTAAACTTCATCTGATAGCCAAAGATAGAGCGTGTTCCTACACCTGTCCTATCTTTTATATCTTCGCCGTTAAAGAGAATATCTTTAACAAGAGTTCTATATTGTTCCATTTTAATAACTTCCCCATTTATCAATATATACGTCGCCTTCTTTTTGGCTACTAAACAATTCAAATGTAGATTCAATAATATCACGAGGTAGAAATATATCGCATCCATATGTTCCTTTAATACGACTCAGCCAAATTTCATCAATAATCGGTAGTAGACCTTCAACTAACTTAGCGCCGCCAATTACCCATACGTCTTGCATTTGACTCATGCTTACAAGATAAGACTTTGCCTTATTGAACGTCAAGAAATGGTATGGTCCATCTTTATCTTTTTCGCTTGTTGTAATAACAATGTTATTACGGTTAGGCAATGGCTTTGTAGGCAGACTATCCCAAGTTGCTTTACCCATAGCGACTACGCCACCTGACGTATTTTCTTTGAACCATTTTAAGTCTGCAGGATTATGTGGCCATGGCAAATCACCATCTTTACCAATACCCCAATCATCGTCACATGCTAATATTGCTCTAATCATGTTTTTCTCCAGGCCATTAATTTTAAGTTTGCTTCTAAGCTAGAATATGTATTGTTAATTATCGTTTGTTCTACATCTGTTTTACCTGCAAGAACCATTTCGTTTATATCTTTTCCAGGAACATTAGATGGCCAAATACAAATCTTATGACCATTTGAAATTACCTTTTCCATTCTTTTATGGATTTCTTTGTTCCTGGGCTCAGCATCAAAAACAAATATTGCATTTTTTATATTAGTCAATGCAGACGTGCTTCCTTCCGCACCAGCCATGGCCACGGCATTTGAAAGAAACATACTATCAAGAGCACCCTCAACAACAAAGTACCGTTTATTCATATTTACTTTATCAAGACCAAATATCTTTGGTTGCTCTTTAAACATAATTGTGATATATCGTAAAGAAGTATTAGGATCAAAACTACGTGCAGAGACACCAAACATTTTGCCATTTTCATCAAAGAACGGTATTACTAATCGTGGTTCATCTTGCTTTACATTTTCAAACTTGTTAGGAATAATTTCATTAATCCAAGTTTTAAACTTTTTCACAAGATACATTCTATAATGATGCTCAGGTGGGATACCACGGCGAACTATGTATTGCTTTACAGGATGGTTTACTTTTAACTGACTTATTTTTTTAATCTTTAATAATGGATTTTTCTTACTAAAGTTTGGTGCTTTAGTCTTAAACTGATCGTCGTTATTTACTTCTTTTGGCGCATCTTTTGTTTTACTTACAAATTTTTCGGCCACGTAATCATTATATGCTAGGTTATCAATATTCTGTAGGAAATATGAAAAGGATTGACTTGCACCGCAATTGTGACAATAAAAACGAAAACTGTTATCTTTTTCAAGCAGCCATGCGCGGGCCTTTGCTTGTGACTTTTGTGAGTCGCCACAGACAGGACATCTAAAATTTATTTTATAAGGATTTGTTGACTTAACACGAAACCGCTCAAGTCTCCCTGATAACATTGTCGCATAATGAAGATCTACGAAATCTACCATATTACATCGCCTTGCACATTGAATATTTTACCATTCTAACCAATAAGTAGTAGAATGTCAACTAAATTATTTGTTTATTTTATCCAATACAGGTGTAAATGTCAACTGAAAAATGCTGTAATAAGGTTATATTTTGTAAGAAGAAATACTAGTCCGCCTGAAGCACCTAAAATGTACCATCTCCAATTTTCAAGAGCACGTACTCTTTTGTCTTGCTTATCTAATTTTGCAGCGAGAGTTGTATGCATACTTTCTATAGAATCTAATACTTCTCTATGACGGCGGTCTCTTTCTTTAATCGTATGGTGCTGCATATCTTCTAATGATTTGCGCAACTCTTTACGATAAGCTAACTCTTCTTCTGATTGTTTTGATATAGTTTCCTCGAGCATTTGGAGTCTTCTTTCGGCGCTATCTAATATTGTTTCTTGTACAGCCGCCACTTTGTGTAATTCTGACATATCAGAAACGGCGCCATCAACTTTGTCGAATACGCGTTCTATTTGTCTTATATCTTTCTTTATAAGAGCAACATCCGTTTTTAAAGTATATACTTCTTTATCGTTCATGTTGGTCCTTTGAATATTAAAGGCCCCGCTTTTCACGAGGCCCCATGCTGTTATGACTATTTATAAAAATGCGGCTTTTAATTACTCACTCACGGCACTTTCATAATATCCAATAATAGCTTGCTGTTCTTTTATATATCTTCGAAGATCTCCAATACCAATAGCGAGGTTTTCATAACCTTTTGCGGATATTGCAAAGAACACAACATTTCCAGTTGAGGTTCTAAGTTCTTCTATTTTTGCATCTAAATTTTCTTCAGTCACAACATACCAATCAACAGGCGGAAATTCAACTTTTCCAGGCCTTTCTTGTATTGGAATATTCTGTTTGACGTAATCCGTCTCAGTTACTACTATCGGCTCCGGTTGGTTCCCCAGGCACCCCGTCAGGAGCGTCAGTGGTATCACTAGGAGGAGTAGTTTCATCGGCAATGTCGTCAATAAGTCTTTGTACGGCACGATCTACCCTTTCTTCAAGTCCTTGCGCATTTGTTAGCGCTTCCATAGTTAAGTCTATTTTTGCAAATACACCTCTTAATTTATTTAGGTGCTCTTGTGATTGTTGTAATTGTTTTGTAAGGTTTTGATTTAACTGTTCGTTTCGAGCCGCGTCAGCAACCATTTGATCTACGGTGTTTTGTAGAGTCTCGGCCGCTGACACGAGCTTAACGTTATTTTCACGAAGAGTTGAAATAGTTGCTTCAGACCATTCGTAATAACTTTTTGCGCCATATCCAATACCAGTAAGAATACCGACAACAATAATTGTTAGATATAGCTTGGTCATAATTATTAACTATTACAATACTGTGCGTATAGCGCTTCAAATTTGTTTTTGGAACAACCATACTTTTCAGAAACTTTATTATACATTTCTGTCTTTGAACATTTTGACGCATAAAGTTTCTGCATTTCTGCAACACATTCTGAGTCATCGGCTTCTTCAATTTCCGCAGCTTCCACTTCAGTGTCGTCTGCTTCCTCTGCGGCATATGCGGAAGTCATTTTTGTTTGAATTGCGTCAAACACTCGTTGACTCAATTCTGCCTCTACAGCATTTTTTACTTCGAGTGGATTTTTTTCCATCGCAGCCTGTGCAATATCTTTTAATGGCATTTTATTACTCCTTACTTTGCAAAGCTTTTATAGTTGTAACTTTTACATTTGTTGTGTTTATGTCTTCAGATATACTAGTATTTATAACGCTTGCTCCGCGAGCTGTCACCATAACCGGTGATACATCGTTAGATTGGTCTACTACCTTTGGTGTTACTTTTGCCATTTTTTATCCAAACATTTTTGATTGTGTGGCAGGGCCGACAATACCATCAGCCGTTAAACCATTTAGTTTTTGCCATTTTTTTACTGCGGTAAGAGTACCAAACCCAAAATCCCCATCAGCGCCAACGCCAATAGCTTTTTGCATTTTTGCTACGTCTTCACCTTTCATTCCTTTACGTAAAGTACGTACACTGGAAGATTTTGATTTTGGAGCAGACGCCGGGATTTCACCACCAAGAATTTTTAACGCGGCATTCCATCTTTTATTACGATCATCAAGACCGATAGTACCGCCGTTAATCTTTTTCGTTAATCCGACATTATCACCTTTATCAGCCCAGCGAGCAAGTTTGTTTGTTTTCCAAAACCAACACGCGGACTCAATAGCACCTTTTGGAGTCGCTACATATTCAGCAGCTTCTTCTGCTGTCATCCCGACCGTTTTTCCAAACGCTGTATAATTGTTGCGGCCAGTGAGCTGCTTGATACCGCGTCCACGGAACCGCCAGCCGTCGCCGTCATTAACATTACCCATTGCTCCTCGCTTAGATCGGAACTCATCCTGGTAAACATAGTTTGCAATTTTTTCAGGCTTGCGCGCATAATCTGCAGCATTTCGTTTGCCTTTTCCAAAGTAGCGCCCAAATACACCATTAAGTGCTTTCTCACTATAGTTTAAGTTTTCTTCAAGCCTTGTAAAATCTAATGACTCATGAGCACATTGCGCCATAAATCCAGCAATTCTATTTGTTGTAGTAATATCATATTTTTCAAACGCAGGTACAGCGGCTTCATACCAAGCTTCTGGGTCTTTATTTTTTGGTATCATTGCGCTAAATTGTTCTAATGTAATCATGTTAATCCACCTTTCATAATATCTCTTACAGTTTTCTTCTTTGTTTTATTTTTCGCAACCCATCTTTTCTGGGCGGCTTTTGACATATGGCCACCGTCTAAACCAGCAATTGCGCCCCCACCAACATTATTGGCTGGAACATCTTCTT